TTTAGCTCACAGCGCAAAAGAAAGAGATTTTGAGCGTTATGCTCACGTGTGGCTCGGTGAATACGAAACGATAAACGAAGCACAGGTATTTTTTGGTAAATGGAGCGTTGATGAGTTTTACCCCGACGAAACATGGCAGGGGCCATATCTAGGCGTGGATTTTGGATTTAGGCCAGACCCTTTGGTTGCGGTTAAATGCTGGGTGCATGATGAAACCCTGTTTATTGAGAAAGAAGCTTACGGCGTCGGAATAGAGATCGACGATACGCATCGATTTATTTGCAACGTTATTCCAGAGTTTGACCAATACGTTTGCAGGGCTGATAGTGCAGAACCCAAGACAATATCGTATTTACAGCGTCACGGATTTCCTCGCATGGAAGGCGTTAAAAAGTGGCCTAATTCGATTGCTGAAGGAATAAGGTTTATTCGTGGCTTTAAATCTGTCATAATACATCCAAATTGCAAAGGCGCTATCGACGATTTCAGAATGTATAGCCACAAGATAGACAAGCTGTCTGGCGATATATTACCTGATGTGGTAGATGCAAACAATCACGCGCCTGACGCAGTTCGTTATGCTATTGCGCCTCTGATTAAGTCTCAGGCTGCTGGAAAGATGGTGATTAGAATATGAGTAACTCAGTTGCACAGCGCTCCCCAGAGGTAACGGATATGCTTAAAGCGTCTGCTCCTTGTCGAGACTTGATGAAGGGTGGCGCACATATGCGCAGCAAGGGCGAGGAATATCTGCCAAAGTTTCCACAGGAAACAGAAGATGATTACGATGCAAGGTTAGCATCGACTTGGCTGTTTGACGGTGTTGGCAAAACAGTTGATGATTTGTCGGGCAAGGTCTTTGAGATGCCTATCACACTGGCTGAGACAGGCACTGACTTAGACCTCTGGGCATACAACATTGATTTGCAGGGGCGTGACTTGTCACAGTTCTCGCGTGGCGTGTTTGACGATGCTCAAACATCTGGCATATCGTTTATAATGGTAGATAGCCCAGCAAGAGGTGAGCTAACAAGGGCGCAAGCTCAAGCTGGCAACTTTCGGCCTTATTTCGTTAGCATTGCTCTAGAAGAAGTGCTTGGGTTTAAGACGGACGTGATCGACAATGCACCAACGCTTACGCAATTCCGCATTATGGAAACGGTATCAGAAGAAGGTGCGGATGAGTTTGAACCCGATATAATTCAGCAAATACGAGTTTGCACGTTACCAGTAGAAGATGGTCGGGTGGTCGGTTCAGTCGGCGTTCGACTGTATCGAAAGGGTGACGATGACCAGTGGCGTATGCATGACGAATATGTAACTGAGATGCCACGCATATACATTGCTGCGTGTGATATAGGTCGTGACGGCTACATGAACGCAAAGCCTCCGCACTCAAGGCTGGCTGAAATAAACTTGGCTCACTGGCGGTCGCAGTCCGATCAAGCGAATATTATGCACCATGCTAGAGCGCCTATGAAATACTTTCACGGTTATACCAGAGAGGATTTAGAGGCGTTCACCGAAGGCGCTGGTTACGCTTTCTGGTCATCAAACGAAAACGCAAAGATCGGCGTTGTAGAGCATTCGGGCGCAGCGATAGACGCTGGACGAACGGAACTCAAGGATATGGAATTTCAGATGCAAGCTATGGGTTTGCAGTTGATTGTGTCCCGCGTGGGCTCATCGACAGCAACAGGCGATCTTATCGACGAAAACAAGATAAACAGCCGTTTGGGAATGTGGGCAGACAACCTAAAGGACACACTAGAGATTTGTTTTGCGTGGATGGCAAACATGGCTGGTATCGACGCAAAGCCAGAAGTCGTTATCAACAAGGATTTTGCAGCGAACGCATTATCTCACATGGATATGGATGCTTTGAATAAAATGTTCTTGTCCGAAGTTATATCACGCAAGACTTACATATCAGAAGCGAAACGTCGCAATTTGTTATCTGAGGAAGTTGATGCAGATGATGAAGCGGATATGATCGGCATGGAACCTATGGAAGCTGATGACGATGGCGATATCGGATGAACTACTTGATGGCACGGTTCGCCATTCGGTATATTTAGAGCGCTACAAGCGCAGCGTTATCAGAGATGTATTAAAGCTTTTAGACAAAACGGACTCCGATATTTCTAGGTCACTGGTTCGCCGGGACATTCAAAATATGTCACCGAGGCAAATATCTGCGCTGTACAAGGTTCTGCGTCGTAAGATTGATGACGGTTACGAGCGCATATTCAAAGTGCTGCAAAAAGAGATAGACGAACTGTCTGAGTACGAAGCCAAATGGCAATTAGATTTATTTAAGCAAAACGTGCCTGTTAAATTAGATTATGTCATGCCATCAGAGGAACAGCTAATCGCATCAGTTATGTCGCGCCCATTCAGCGGCAAGATATTAAAGGAATGGTGGAAAGATGTGCCTAAAGATACGTTTATCGCAGTGAAGGGCGCTATTCGTCAAGGTTATGTTGATGGGCAGACAACCGGGCAGATTATTAGGGCAATTCGTGGCACTAGAACGTCAAAAGGCATTATGGACAAGTCCAAGCGCAATATTGAGGCTGTAGTGCGTACCTCATTGGCTCATACTGCAAACACGGCAAGAAATGTTGTTTACCGACGCAATAAGGTGCTTATTAAGCGAGTGGAGTGGGTTGCAACGTTAGACAGCCGCACATCCGCTATATGTCGAGCAAGGGATGGCAAGACCTATCCAGTTGACAGCGGCCCAAGGCCACCAGCTCATGCAAACTGTCGATCCACAACCGTGCCAGTGCTTAAATCGTTGCGTGAGTTAGGCATAAAGGTGGATGAGGCCAAAGTGGCAGAAACAAGAGCATCGATGGATGGGCAAGTCCCTGCCGAAATGAATTATGACCAGTGGCTAAGAAAACAGCCTGTGTCGTTCCAGAATGAAGTGCTTGGCATAAAGAAAGGCCAGCTTTTCAGAGCGGGTTTAAAAATGGATCGTTTTGTAGACAGACAAGGAAGCGAACTAAATTTAAGCCAATTAAAAGAGCGTGAAAGCGCAGCGTGGGCCAAGTCTGGTCTTTAAAAAGGAACTATCATGTCGATAAAATATGAATTGGAAAGCTTAGATGGTGTCGATGAAAATATCGCATCACTATATACCGAAAAAGATGGTCGCTTCGTTCTGCCTGTTGAGGGCGTTGTGCGCAAGTCCGATCTTGACGATCTAAACCAGAAGCTTGTGGATTCTAATGAGGAAGCAATGCGTCGGCGTAAATCTGTAGAGCGCCTTCGCGCTGAGTTAGAGGCGGCGCAACAGACGCCAGAGCCAGAGCCTCAAAGCAACAACGAAGAAATCATATCGCAAATTAAAGCGCAGTATGAACAACAGTTAAATAATGAGCGATCACAGCGCAAAGATTTAGTGAAACGCAATGCGATGGCAGAGCTTAAATCACAGCTGGCTAGTAAAAATATTATTGCTGACGGATTGGAGCCGTTGGCGCTTATGGCAAAAGATCGCATTGGGTTTGACGAAAACGGAAACATCCGTATAATGTCATTAGATAGTTCTAAGCCCCTCGCTGGTTCGGGGTCGGACGGATACGCTACAATAAGCGATCTCGCCCAAGAATTGGCAGCGTCAGGAACGGGTCAGTTATTTGTAAAGGATAGCGGCGTTTCGGGTGGAGGAAAACCACCAGCGAGTTCTAGCAATAATGCTGGAAGTAACGTCGTGACGCGAGAGCAATTTAATAAAATGTCTCACACGGAACGGCATCGTTTTGTAACAAACGGCGGCAAGTTTTCTGGCTGACCGTCCCAATAAAAGGATTTAGGGAATGGCTAATACCCTCACAAATCTGGCGGCAGACATCTATCGTGCCGCTGACATCGTAGGTCGAGAACTTGTCGGCTTCATACCATCTTCAACGGTAAACGCATCTGATGAGCGTGTTGCTGTTGGTCAAAACGTTCGTTCGTTTTCGACACCTACTGCAACCGCAGTGACCATTGCTCCTTCCATGACTATCCCGGAAGGAACAGACCAAGCACTAACAAACAAAACACTGACGCTTACTAAGCAACGCGGTGTTCAAATTCCTTACACTGGTGAGGATGTTCGTTTCTTGGACGGTGGTGCTGGATACGAAACAGTTTATGGCGCTCAAGTACAGCAAGCCATGCGAACACTAACAAACGAGATCGAAACAGATCTTGCAACAGAGGCATATCAAAACGCTTCTCGCGCTGTTGGTACGGCTGGCACGACACCATTTGCATCAAACTTTGATTTGGTCGCAGAAGGCCGTCAGATCCTAGCTGACAACGGTATGCCAACTAACGACGGTCGTATGTCTTTGGTTATGAATACCGCAGCTGGCACGAACCTTCGTAACTTGGCAACATTGCAGTCCGCAGACAGCGCTGGCAATGACCAACTCCTACGTCGTGGCACTTTGCTAGACTTGCAAGGCGTTATGATTAAAGAGAGCGCACAAGTGCAAGCACACACTAAAGGAACAGGCGCATCAAAATTGCTTAATGATGCATCCTCCGCTATTGGCGATACAACTATCGCTGCTGACGGTGGCTCTGGTACTATCCTTGCTGGTGACGTTGTGACCTTCGCTGGTGACACAAACAACTACATGGTCAACACTGCGCTGGCTGCTGGTTCGTTCACTATCGGTGATAACGGTTTGCGTGTTGCATTGGCTGACAACGCTGCAATTACAGTTGGTAACAACTATGCGGCAAACATTATGATGCACCAAGCAGCGCTTGAGCTAGTAATGCGCGCACCAGCTAAACCGCAAGGTGGCGATGCAGCTGATGACGTTCTGATCGTACAAGACCCAGTGTCTGGTCTAGTATTCGAAGTGTCAGTATATAAAGGCTTCAACAAAGCGATGATCCAAGTGGGGTGTGTTTGGGGTTACCAAGCATGGAACACTGACGGCATCGCGGTCGTTATGGGCTAACAAGGTGGGGAGCTTCGGCTCCCTTCCATTCATCTGGAGGTTTGTAATGCCTAGAGCATATTTAAAGAAAAAAGGCTTAGTCGTTAAGAAAAAGGCTAAGAAAGCCAAGAAGAAGAAAAAGTAATGGCTAAAGACCCACGCATGAAAAAGCTTGGCGTTTCTGGGTATAACAAACCAAAGCGAACTCCGGGCCATCCTAAAAAGTCTCATGTTGTATTGGCTAAGTCAGGGTCTACCGTCAAAACAATTCGCTTTGGACAACAAGGCGTTCGCGGTGCAGGGAAAAACCCAAAGAGTGCCGCACAGAAAGCTAGACGCAAGTCGTTCTTGGCGCGTCACAGAAAGAACATAGACCGTGGGAAGCTAAGTGCAGCCTATTGGTCGGCAAAGGTTAAGTGGTGATGGCATGGCAAAATTAAGTGCAGCGCAAAAGCGCAGAGCCAAAGCGTTAAGCAAAAAGCGTGGTATTAAATACCCGAATGCTTGGGCTAATTTGCAAGTTGCAAGTGGCCGTCGCAAAAAGAAAAAGAAGGGTTGATCTATGGCACTAGATACTACTGTCGGCGGTACATCGACGAACAGCTATATAACCCTTGCAGAATGGCAAGCATATTGGTCTGAGAGAAATATTGATGTTTCTCAGCATGGTCACGATGATGCGCATGAAGCAAATCTTGTACAAGCGGCTGACTTTATAAACCGCAATTACGAATTTGTTGGTGAGCAACAGTACCGCTATCAGGCAATGAAGTGGCCTAGATTGACAGGCATTATGCTTGTTAACGATTGGCCTATCGATCCAGACACTATTCCCCAAGGGATAAAAGATGCCCAATCGGAAATGGCGTATCTTATACACGAAGGAGCGAAGCCATTTGCGACTGTCGAAGGCGGCGCAAAGGTACGCGAGAAAAGCAAAGCTGGACCTGTCGAGACAGAGGTGGAATATACAAACTTTAGGGAAACGCCACGCTTTGTCGCTGTTGAGGGTCTTCTGTCGCCGTACACTGGCTATGGCGGCTCTCAGATTAAGGTTATGCGTGGATGAGTACGTCAGTCACAGCTATTGCGGATGCAGCGTTTGACGCCGTTACTGTGGCGATCACAGACGTTATATTTGACGCGACTGTGCAGTATGAAACGCAGGGCGCATATGACCCTGCAACAGGTACTTATACAACAACAACGACAACGCTCACTGGTCGTGCTTTGTTCGACACTAACACGCCACAAAGGGATATATTCCCTGACGAAATCATTGGATCTAATAGGCAGTTGGTTCTGTTTGAGGGATTTACTGAGACAATCAAGGAAACTTATAGGTTAACGATTTCTGGCGTTGTCTATGAAATAAAGGCCGCACAAAAAATAGTTGGCTCTGTCTCGGTGCAATATGCAGTGGTGCTAAAGAAATGAGCGCTAGAGAATTTACATTGCAGTTAAACAAGGAAATCCTAGAAACGGATGAAAAGATAGATATTGCTGTGCGAAAAATTGGCATAGACGCTTTAAAGAATGTTGTTAAGAAATCGCCAGTTGATACTGGAAGGTTTAGAGGAAACTGGCAAACAACTATTGGAACACCGACATCACTTACCGTGCAATCCGTCGATAAAAGTGGCACTGCGACTATAAATTCTGGCGTTCGTAAGGTAACAAAATTTGACTATAAAAAGAACAAAGTAATATTCATTCAGAATAATTTGCCTTATGCAAATCGATTGGAAAATGGATGGTCGAGACAAGCGCCCAAAGGCATGGTGTCTCAGACTATTCAGCTTCTTAATGCGCGATATAAGGAAATTTTGATATGAGCTATGCGTTAGAGCGAAAGGCCATAGAGACTTATATTCAGACGCAATGGGGAACCACCACACCTATTGGCTTTGATGGGCATGATTTTGAGCCGACGATAAATAGCATCCGCGTTAGCATTTTGAATAACGAAGTTTTGCAGGGATCTATTGGCGCAGTTAATAATAGAATTGAGTATCTGGGACAGGTTGCGGTTCAGATATTTACCGAGAGTGGAAAAGGCTCGGACACATGGCGTGGATACGCAGAAAGCCTAGATGGGTTCTTCTTTGAGAAAAGGCTAACCAATGCTGGCGCATCAGCAGCGACAAACGAGTTTATTAGGTTCTCACCAGAGCAACAGCACCCATATATTTCTGGATTAGTTTCTGATATACCTTTTAACATTGCAACATTCGTAGCACCTTTTGTGCGATACGAATATAAATAGGAGGCCACAATATGACTGGCATTGCATCAAATCAGCTTAGATCAGCTTTCGTGGCTGAAACAACAGCTGGAACAACCCCAACTTCACCGGGTTTTACAAATAGTGACGTTTATATAAACATGAATGCTACGCCGACGATTGTTGAGCATCGATCACTTGCAGCTAAAGGCGAGTCCGTTGAGACAGCTATTGCTGGCATCGATGTGACAGGTGATATGTCCGGCCCTTTAATTTATGGAGCCTATGACGATTTCTTTGAGAGTCTTTTGCAAGGCACTTGGTCATCAGACGTTTTAAAGAGTGGCAAAGACACACAAACGCTAACAGTTGAAAATGCCATTGCATCTGGCGCTGGCGGTACAAACACTATGGCACGTTATGAAGGCGTTGAGGCGTCTGGTGGATCAATAACGCTGACATCTAACGCTGATGCTACGTTTGCGTTTGATTTGCTTGGCATGAGTTCATCCGACGCAGTAACAAGCGCTCTTGGTTCATCGACTTATACAGATCAAACAGAGCGCACGCCG